TTGTTCCAAGTGATTCAGTATGAACAAATCCGCTGGGTGTTCCTATCAGTTCTTGTATGAGTGGTGATCCAAATTCTCCACTGCCGCTGGGCACGATGCTTTTTATCTTTGCAGCGTCATAGTCTGGGATCGGAGAAGCCAGTGCTCCTAATCGTGGGGTGTTTGCTATTTCAATATTCTTAAATGCCCGGGCTAGATTGCTGGTGGTATCAAAGGTTAGGTTCAAACTGATCAGTTGTTCTGCCAGCTTGATCAATGTGCCGCCGGGGATGGAATCCACAGTGTTGATTGGCAACAGCTTGGTTGCATCCAACAGGTCTGCACCTGTTTTGACTATGGTTGCAGATTGCAATTCTACACCAGTACCATCAACGATTTTCTTGAGATCATTGCCGGTTATCTTGGCCAGCAGCCCTGTTAGCACTGTGGTATTCCCGGTGTCAATTGATCCAATTACAATGCCTTCTGATGCCATTAATGCAAGGAAACTGGCATTTATGAGGCCTTGTTTGTATAGATTTTTGATTAGTCCTTGAGGAGTACCTAGTGCTGGTAAGTCTTGGAAGTTATACAGTGTACCAAGTTTTAGTATACCATCTCCAATGGATGCTATTCCACTCTTGATGTCTGCGGCAGTGACCAACGAAGTTGGCTGTCCTGTGTAAAGAGTTGAATTTTTCAAGTAGCTGGTAGAGCCAGGAGCAAGTGGACCAAACTTGCTGGTGATTCCACCTGTGATCAAATCGGTATGATTTGCAATGCTAGGACCTATGCCTGCAAATCCTGTTGACTGTATGGAGTATAAAGATGCAAGTGTGCTGCGTGTGGTCTGGCATACACCAAAGGCCCTGGTCAGTATTCCTAGGAATCCTTGTGCGCCACGTTGGAAAAATATTGCAGACCTGTTTTGTATGCTCTTGGTAATGTCAGCGGACAATATTGCTGTTGGTAAGGTAGTGTATGATACAGGTGCAGCCAGGCACATGCCTGGCAACTTGGTACGCATGTTTGACAGTATGCTTGCAGACACAACTGGGTTGATTGCTATCTTGCGTAGGGCACCAGTAATTGTATCAGTTGACTGTGCAAGAGTTAATGCTGCGGTCAGGGTCGTGGATATTCCAAGACCAGTGTTTTGACTAAGGCCGCTAATTGCAATCAGTTGGGAAGCTGCATAGGTCATGTTAGTTTACTATTACGTCTCCGCTGCCGCTGGCAGCATCACCACAGCTGGCAGCATCACCTGCACGAGAAACACCAATTCCGTTGGCTATCACATCTCCACTGCCTGCGCTCATGCTAGGTGAAGCATGTGGACTATCTCCGTGCCCAGCCACAGGATCTCCAATACGTGCAATAGGACTGCCGTTTACAATAACGTCAGGAGACCCAGCGGTGATTGTTCCTCCTGCTGAATCTACTCCTGCTCTTGCGGCGCCCGGCATGTTATATTACCAGGCTAAGGCCGGTAGTGGTCTGTAGGTAATGTGTTTTCATTTCCTTGACTGTGTTACCGTGCATGATCACATGTGCTCGAGCCAACAAGGACTTGCCTTCATCAGCTGTGAACAGACTAGGAATCAAGCCAATGCCTTTTTGGCTTGGCATGATTGTTTGAGGACGTTCGATACTGAAACCTTCGTCAGTTACTTCCACAATCTTGGCAATGATCTCATCTCCATTGATAAGTTTGAACGTGACAACGTCACCTGCATCATAGTTCTTTGATTTTGATATTAACATATTAGCCTTTCAGCATCTCAAAAAATTCAGGGTCTTTTTTGGCCAAGCCCTGGTAGCCACCTTCAACCAACAGCTTGCCATCTTTATACAATTGAGGCACTGTGCGGTGTCCTTCTGCTAGAACAAAATCTTTTGCAGCAGCATCTTCATCAATTTTTACTTCGGTGTATTCAATACCTTTGAGTTTCAATAAGTTTTTGGCTTGTACACAGAATGGGCAATTATTTTTAGAATATACTGTAATCATTTATAAACTGAATCCTTTGAAAGTATTTAGGTCGACGTCCTGTTTGGTACCGCCTACTACATAACTACTTATCTCAGTTTCCTGTGGGGCCACTTGAACTTCAGCACCTGCAATCCATTTGGCTGTCCACGGTAAAGGATTTGATCCTGTCTTGATATGACATTTGAGACCAACTGCGGTCATGCGTTTGCAGGTCAGCCAATCCACATAGTCGCATAACAACTGCTCATTGAGACCAATCATTGATCCGTCCTTGAACAAATAGTGTGCCCAGGCACGTTCCTGTGCAGCCGCTTGCAGGAACAATGCTTCACATTCTAAATGTGTTTCTTGTTTGATCTTTACATAGTCAGGGTCATCCTGAGGCAGCAGTTTTAACAGCGTTTGTGTTGAGCCAAGATGCACGTTTTCATCTCTAGCAATCAGTTTGATAATCTTGGCATTGCCTTCCATCTTTTTCAATTCAGCAAATGCCCAGGAGCAGGCAAAGGATACGTAAAAGCGAATGCCTTCCAGTGCGTTCACACTGTTCAAACATAGCCATAGTTTACGTTTAAGATCGTACATGTCAACCACAACCTCTTGGCCGTTGACAGTATGAGTGCCCGCACCCAGTAGATTATACCAGGCCGCTGTTTCGATCAGTTCGTCGTAGTATCTTGATATGTCTTTGGCACAGTCCACTATCTCAGGGATCTCAGTGAGCTCATCAAATATCCTACTAGGGTCACTATAGACATTCCGAATAATATGAGTATAACTCCTTGAATGAATTGTTTCGTTAAAGGACCAAGTCTGGATCCAAGTTTCCAGTTCAGGTAATGATACAATAGGAAGGAAAGCAAGGTTAGGGCTACGACCTTGTACGGAGTCCAGAAGGATCTGTCGCTTGAGGTTTGAAGTAAAGATGTGTTGTTCATATGGTGTTAGGTCCTTAAAATCTTTGGCGTCACGCATGACGTCTATTTCTTCGGGACGCCAAAAGAATCCCAGTTGCTTGTCAGTTAGCTTGTCGAACTGACGATACTTCAATGTGTCGAATCGTTGGATTCCCACGCTACCACTTGCATCTAGAAAGGCATGACTGGTGGTATGATTTTTATTTTTAATATTAAACACGCTCATTTTATTTTCTTTCGATTAAATTACACAGCTCTCGCAATCAACATCATCGATTGGGGCTAATTCTTGTACTACATTGCCAGCATTCAGCTTGTCTACATCAATCTCACCTTGTCCATCATAGGTGTTGAAATAGTAGAGCTGTTTACCACCATACTTGTAGAATTGCAGTAGATGTTGTAGCATCTCGCTCATGGGAATCTTTTCATCATCGTAGAACTGTGGGTTATAGCTGGTGTTAACGCTGATACCTTGATCAATGTATTTTTGTAGCACAGCACAGATGTTCATGTACCCTTCTGGACTCCGTTGATGCCACAACAGTTCATACTTGTTTTTTAGTCTACGATATTCTGGAACAACCTGTTTTAGTTGTCCATGTTTTGAGCCTTTGATACTAACAAAACTACGTGGTGGTTCAATACCATTGGTAGCGTTTGAAATTTGTGCAGATGTTTCTGCTGGCATCAAGGCCATTAATGTGGCATTACGGATACCTGTGCTCAGTATCTGTTCACGTAGACTTGGCCAGTCCATGCGTTCTTCGTGTGGCACCAGTTCGTCTACATCTTTCTTGCGTGTGTCAATGGGCAATATACCATCGGCATATTTCAGATCAGTCCAGCGTTCACATGCGCCTTGTTCTGCGGCAAGGTCTGCAGAAGCCTTGATCAAATAGTAAGACCAGGCTTCTGCATAGCGATCCACTAGAGTTAGTGCCTTGGGATCACTGTAACTGGTATCATTCTTGGCCAGGAAGTAGGCAAAGTTGATGATACCAATACCCAGAGGCCGGAATTCTTCTGTTGCTAATTCTGCCGCTCTAATTGGATACTTTTGATAGCTTAGTAATGCATCCAATCCGCGAACTGCTAGAGTACACATTCTTTCGAAGTCATGGGGGAGTTTTACATTTCCCCAATTGATCGCCGACAAAGTACACAAAGCGATCCTACCATCCTCGTCGTTGACATCTTTCAATGGCACTGTGGGTAAATCAATTTCTGTACATAAATTACTCATCTTGATAGGAGCAATCTTTTCTTTGAACGGAGAGTGTGTGTTGGCATGGTCCACGTTCTGTAGATAGATACGCCCTGTATCTTTGCGTTCCTGCATAAAGCGACTGAACAGGTCAGCTGCCTTGATCTTCTTCTTTCTCAACTTGGTGTTGCGCTCTGCTGTTTCATACAACTCTTTAAAACGGTCTTGATCATTAAAGAATGCTTCATACATCTCTGGTACATCTTTTGGTGAAAACAATGTGATGTCTCCACCTGTTAGCAATCGCTCATACATCACGCGATTGAACTGAACTCCATAGTCCATGTGACGCACACGGTTGTCTTCTGTGCCCTTGTTGTTTTTCAACACCAACAGGTCTTCAATTTCCAAATGCCAAACAGGATAGTACAGGGTGGCTGCTCCGTTGCGTACACCACCTTGGCTACAACTACGAGTGGCTGCTTGGAACATTTTGTAGAATGGTACTACACCAGTGTGATATGCATCGCCGTTGCGTATGGGCGATCCTAGGGCACGTATTCGTCCTGCACCAATTCCAATGCCGGCTTTTTGGCTCACGTATTTGACAATGGCGCTTGTGGTAGCATTGATGCTGTCAAGACTATCATCTGTTTCAATGAGAACGCAACTGCTGAACTGCTTTTGAGGAGTCCTGACCCCTGCCATGACAGGAGTGGGAAGACTGATGTCATGATTGCTGACTGCGTCATAATAGTCCTTGACCCACTGTAGCCTTGTGCCCCGGGGATATGTCTGAAACAAGGTGGCCGCAATCAACATATAGGCCATTTGCGGTGTTTCAAAAATTTCTCCAGTCACGCGATTCTGTACCAGATACTTGCCACGCCATTGTTCCATGGCAGCATAGGTAAAGTTTTCATCACGCTCATGATGAATATAACTGTTTAATTTTTCCCACTCTTCTTTTGAATAAGCGGCGAGAAGGCCGTCATCATAAAAACCACTCTCCACGTTCTTGCGAACGAGGTCCAGCAGGGGCCACGGCTCATAGTCATTATAGACTTGTTTGCGAAGGTGGTAACATATCAGCCTGCCGGCCACGTATTGGTAGTTGGGATTTTCTTCTGAGATCAGATCAGCTGCGGATTTGATCAAGGTTTCTTGGATATCTGTTGTTTTAATTCCGTTGTAGAACTGTAGGTGACTTTTGATTTCTACTTCACTTGCACTTGCTCCTGTTATGCCTTGTGTGGCCCAGAACACAACCTTGTGTAATTTTTCTAGATCTAGTGCTTCTCGATTGCCGTCTCTTTTTGTAACTTGTATTTGACTCATTGATTCCCCTGATGTTGATTTTAATAACTGTGTAGTTTTAGATCCTGGCCGGATAATTCTGCCAAGAGCTTTAATTCTTTTGGTAACTGTGTTCTATTTACAATCTCATCCGAATTGAAATTAAGAACATATTTCCCTGCGTCAATCCAGACTAAATTATACTGTCCTCTAGACGCAGGATCTTGATACACACGAATTCCTAGTTCTAGTGAGCTACCATGCTCACACAAGTGTAGAGTATACACTATGCCCAGTGCTTTTGCAAGATCGCAGTACCAGTTTTCATACACCAATTGCCATGGATCTGGCCATTCTGCTGGGTTGTTGTGATCTAGGTAGAACGGAGTGAAGGGGGCCCGCTGCCAGAAATCCACACAAGCAGTCAAGGCTTGGTTGATAGGCATTGCGCCAATCTGTTGACGAAATCGTTTCCAATGATCTAACCGATCATCGGCTTTGAGTTTCCACATGCATCAGTTGATTAAAGTTGTAGGCTGGTAACACTATAGGTCATTGAACCTGCCCCATAGGAATCTGTTTTGTATTGTACAACATACTTATTGCTGCCAAGGCTGGCCACTGACAATAGTACACCAGTTGATGAAGCAGTGCCATATGCATAGTTTGCAGAGTCTGGCGCTTCTGTATATTCATCAGTGTATTCCACATTGTTACTGTTATACACGGCTGTCAAGGTACCAAATCGTGTGGCTTGACCAGAAACAGCTCCGGGGCGTCTGATCTGATACTGTATCACAGTTGAGCTAACCAAGGTACCATCAATGATAATGCCGGTGTTGCCAAATGTAGCTTGATTAGCTGCCAAGGTAACTGTGAGTCCACTGCCGCGAGTGATACCACCTGTCTGGATACCAGTATTGGCACTGATGCTCACACTGCGTGAACCACTTGCATGGTATACCCTTGGGTATCCAAATGCCTGTGCATCTGTACGTAAGAATGTGTCACCGATGCTGTCATTGCCGCTGGTGTTGAAATACACCACAGGAACAGTGGGTGCAATACCTGTGCGCCCTGTACCCACTTCGCCAAAGTAGTTTCCTACACTAATAACGCTGGACACGGTGCTGACTGTGTTGGCAGTGACATAGATTGCGCTCTTGGCAATCAAATCAAATGTACTGTTTGCAACTTTGATATTGTTCACAGTGGCAACGGTAAATGCTGTGTCAACCCAGACACCACGACTCATGTCACTGAAGTCGCAGCCAATGATTTTTACGTTGGTCGCACCCAGCACAAGACCCTGTGTACAGTTGGTGAATCTACAATCAATGAATCTCACGCCATCAATGTCACCGTAGGCTGCTGTGGTGGGTATGGCATACACAGCATTCTGAGCTGTTGAAGACGTTGAGTCTGTACCTGCACGTGATCCACGGAAAGTAACACGGAAGAAATCAATTTCGTTGCAGGAGTCTAGCTTGACAATGCTTGCAGCTTGGTCATGACGTAGGGTCATATCTTGCACAGTTATGTATCTGGTTATGGCTGAGCCGCCGCTGCCATACAATGCATCAATGTTGTTTGAGCTGTCTTTTAGCTGGAACACTGCACCAGTACCGCTGGTCTGTCTAATGGTTGTGCGCTCTTGGCCAGACCCACGGATAAACAGGTATGAAGGAATCTTGATACTGCTGCTGATCAAGTATGTGCCAGGAGGAAAGAAAATTTGTCTACGTAGTTTTGGTTGTGTCAGCGCAAAACCACCAAACAAGATCTGATCAATTGCACGTTGGATAGCTGCTGTGTCATCTGTTGCGTTATCACCCAGTGCGCCAAAATCGCGCACACTAACAACTTCGTCCAGGCGCTGTTGCAGGGTTTGTGTGATTGGTGTAAGTGCTGTTGGACCTGTTTGTGATGTGTATCCTGATTCAGAGCCTTTGAAAATATACTGATTACCAATATTCAAAATGTCCGAATACTGTGTTAGTATTTCTGTAATACCCTCTGTTGGGGCACCTTCTGAAATTGTACCGTTACCAATGTATAGTTGGCGTGTGTCAATACTCCAGCCCAGTTCAGCAGACGCCAACTGGGGGATGTCTTGTTGTAGACCTTTACGGTGTGTTATTCTCGATATCTGTACGATTGCCATCGCGCTAAATCCTGATTGTATTCAGTATTTAGCTCATGAGATAATATAGCTCAACTCGCTTCATCCACTCCTGGTGCCAGTGTTCAAACTCCTCACCTTTAATTACAAATTCCATGTATTCCGGCGTTGAATACGTCTGATCTTCAAGTAATTTAGGCTGTACGGCCATTAAAATTACCCCAGTATTGATATCAGTACCATGTGTATCATTGTGGGCCGCAGCATAGGCAGCTAATTGGATAAAGTAATCGTCAATGTACTCACGCTTCTTGGGCTTGTTGCTTTGCTTGAAATCCATGATAGCAGGCTGGCCCTTCCACACACCCACACAGTCTGTAGTGCCAGCATATAACCCGCTATAATAAACAGGCACTTCTGACCCCCAGAACTCGTCAGCATGCGTTAAGCCTTTAAGGATCACTTCAGCTGCCATGAACCAACTGGGCTGTGCAAACGGATTGTCAGGCAGGGACTTCATGTCATCAGTCTTAACATAGTGTTCAAGATAGGTATGCATGCGAGTTCCACGATTTGCAGCCTCGGTCACAATCTGCTGCGCCTGCTGTTCACCCACACGCTTTTTCCAGTTGGCAAGAGCTTCTTTGCTTTCTTCGCTTTTGGTACGATCCAGGATTGTGGTTACACTAGGAACTTTGCTACCGTCTGGCAAACAGTAGTGTCGTTTGCCTTCTAAGGTGGTTCTGCTCAGTGGTTTGTAGTCAAATTTGTTGATTATCATTTATACTCGAAAGCTCATACCACAACCGCAACGATCACGTTCCTGTGGATTTTTAAAGTCGAACCCTTCATTGAGTCCTTCCTTTTTCCAGTCTACTTCTAGTCCATCTAGATAGATACTGTCTTTGCCATTGACCCAAACTGTTACACCGTGACTGGTGTACTTGAACCAGTCTCGTGTGACCGGCACAGTGTCAATGTATTCTAACACATACGCCAGTCCTGAGCAACCTGTAGTTTTTACACCTATTGTCAGCCCAATGCCTTGACCACGCTTTTCTAAATTGCGAAGGGCATGTTTGGCTGCAAGTGCAGTTAGTGTTATCATCAGAACCAGAGGAACACGCCTTGCAGACTCAGTAGCAATCCGAATCCTGCCACAGCAAAGCTGGCCCAGAACAAGTACATGCTCACTGCCAGGATAGAAGCAGACAACACAACAATGGCCATTTGATATGCGGTACTTGCATACCCAATCCATGGTGAGCGTTGTTTGGCGTCGTCACGTTCTGCTTCCAGTGCCTTGGCCTTTTTCATTAGGTCTTTTTTGCCTTCGCCTGGTTCGTTTTCGTAACGATCAATCTTGGCGGCCATTTCTTCAGCACGTTTCTTGTCACCGCGGTGTTGTGCTTCGTACAGGTTCTGTTCTGCCAGACTTTGTTTGATGCTCTTGGCTTGATAGAAGCTGTAGGTGTCATTGGCCTTGATAGTGTTGTTCAACACTGTGCTGCCTAGTTTGCCGCCGTACCAGGCATTCACAGCCAGGCACAAGGCAAACACGTTGATGACCATGCCTGCTTTGTCTTTGATCCGTGCCTCGCGCTCACTACGACTGCCTGCTGGTGGCTTGGGTGCGTCTGGATCTTTTGGGGTCTTACTGACCATGTTTAATACCGAATCTAATAGTGCCATTTTAAACTCCTTTATAGTTTTTCTTATAGTCGGCAATAGCTGCCTTTATTGCATCTTCGGCGAGTATTGAGCAATGTATTTTAACTGGCGGTAGAGCCAGTTCTTGAGAAATATCAGAATTTTTAATAGTTCCGGCTTGCTCCAGCGTTTTGCCTTTAACCCATTCTGTAACAAGAGAGCTTGACGCAATCGCTGAGCCACAACCATATGTCTTGAATCTGGCGTCTGTGATGATGCCATTTTCAACCTTTATCTGTAGTTTCATTACATCACCGCAGGCCGGCGCTCCTACCATGCCTGTGCCAATGGTAGGATCATCTTTTTCAAATGATCCTACATTGCGTGGATTTTGGTAATGATCAAGTAATTTGTCTGAGTATGCCATAGTTGAGTTATCCTGTTGTTAGTTCAGAGATATCGTAGGTCTTGGCAAAGATGTCTGCTTTCACAGCACCATAGTCGCCTGAGCCATGTTTGACAATGTAGTCATTGCCTGCGGTATATTTTAGATCCCCCCAGCTGGTGTGCAGTACACCATCATGGTCAGCAAGTTTTGCTACCTTCATGATTTTTTTAGGAATGCATTCTCCATCACCTAGATCGTCCTTGTACTCGCGGAACTTCTCTGGAGTGATAGGATACTGCTCACCTTTGGGTCCAGTCATGATATAATGACCTGTGTCATATCTGACAGGGCCTTCCAGTGTGTCCACTGTGCCGGGTTCTTGTGCTATGTCATATTTTTCAACAGCAGGTTTTTTGAAAGTTTCAAATGCATCTTTTTCAAACCAAGAGTCGTTGATCATTGATTCAGCTTCAGTTATCATGTCAGCATACTTTCTAAAAAATTGTGGGTCCATTGAAAAACATCCTTACACAAGTATAAGGTATTTATCTAGAAATGTCTATGATTTAGGAGCGATTGGCCATGGCAGATTTGGCCATTGCCTTGACTGTTTTTTCTGGATCAGCTGTGGACTTGTCGCCTGCTGCATCAATTTGGTCTACTTCGTCTGCATCGGTTTCGTCGCCAAAACCGTTGAGTGTGACCTTTTCTCTGTCAAGATTTTTAATGAGCTCTTTCACAGCAGGGTTGCGATCCTGTGCCATCAGTAGGTTATCAAATGTGAAGTACTCTGCACCGCCTTGATTCTTGACCATGTTGACCAAGCTCTGGGTGCTTATGATAGGAACCAGCTTTTTGTTGTGAGCACGATTACGAAGGAATTGCAGTATAGTAACCAGGTTAGCATCGCCCGCCGGGTTACCACTGACTTCATCAATACGCATGGATTAACGCTTTTCTCTGCCCAGGTCTGCTTCGCCACCGGCAGCAGCATCTGTTGCACCAAACTCGTCACCACCTGGGATGCCTTCGGAGTCCATGTCGCTTTCTGGGCCCATACCAGGAGCGGCGCCAGGCATCTCGTCGCCCATGCCACCACCCATGCCACCACCCATGCCCATGTCTGGTGAACCTTCGCCAGCTAGGTTACGTGCAGCATTGTCTGTTTGTTCACGTGCGCCTGTTAGTTGTTGCAGGATATTGCTTAGAACACTGCCAACTGCGCCTTTGAATGAATCTGCTTGTTCTGTTCCAATTTGATCACGGATGGTGTCAATCAGTGCAGGCATCTGCTCGTTCTGCATCTTGCTGACATCTTCAATCATGTCCTGGATTGAATCTACCATGTCCTTGGCAGCTAGGATAGCTTCTGACTTGCCCATTTCACTTTCAGTGAGAGGACGATTTTCTCTAAGCCAACGGATGAGTCCTTCACGTACCATGAGCAGTTCCATGTACTTGGGATTCTTTTCTGCTGAGTGTATGCCATAGCTGCGGCGCAGATGGTCTAGATTCTCGCCCAGCGCACGGCTTAGATTATAAGCACGGTTCGGAG